ACACCGAAGCAGTCAGAGGTTCCCGCTTCGCAAGGTGCACGCAAGCGTCGCTCGCCATCTTCAAGCCTTCAACCACGCGCTCATACGATTCTTTCTCGATCATGGCCGTGCCAGACGGATGCGGAATCGGATCGCCGTCGCGCCCGCGAACAACGAGGTTGTTCGGGTTCTGCGGATCGTCGGCTTCGTAGGTTTTGACTTCTTCGGTCATTGTTCTTCGGCAGCCGCTTTTCGTAATTCTTGCGTGAACTTCTTTAGACCGCGCCGCAAATCCTCCAACACTTGATCGCGATATTCAACGCTCCCATCTTTCCTTTTGATTTCGTAGCAAGGAAAGAATACACCATTGCAATCAGGAGCGGTTATCAGTTTCATCGCAAACCCCTACTGCAACTGATTCTGCGGCCCAAACATTTCCAGAAACTCGTGTTGCGTCAGCATGACGCGCTCAAGGTTCGGATTGCCCGTTCCGATCATCTTGCCACTGATGACGACGAAATGCCGATGCGGATGCCTATCCTCTTTTGGACAGGTCATAAGCATGGCAACCGTGCGATCAAGCAATAGCGCCGTGATTGCACTGATCTGGTTCACTGCCCGCCTCCCGCTGGCGGCGCAGCGCCCGTGCCGCCGCCGCTCAGCATCAATTGCAACGCATTCTGGCCGCCGCCCGTATCCGTTTGTGACAGATTTTGTGCGGCGGATGCAATGGCCGGAGTGACCTTTTCGGCAACGTGTGCCTGTTGCGCCGCCTGTTGGGCTTGCGTTCGCTGCCCGCGAATCTGCTGGATCGTCGCCTGATCGTTCCAATCCTCCGGCGGAAACTCGACGGCCTCGCCATAGTCGCGGATGTATTTGTCTGCGTTGATGTTGTCGAGAACGCCGGGCATCGCCGCTTCCATGCGGCCCGCCATAACCATCGTGCGCTCCATGCCGGCGGTTTTTGCGGCCTGCTGGATCAATGCGAGCTTGGACACGAATTTGACCTGGATCGGAACACCTTGCAGCGAGGCCGGCTTTGGCGGGATCAATCCGCGGCGATTCATGATCGAAACGATTCGGGTAAGTCCAATGCCATCCTCGCGAAGATTGCGCTCGATGACAGGACCAAGCCGCAACAGCTTCTCGCCGCGGCGCTCTTGCAATTCCAACTCGTTGCGCGGCTGCACGCCTTCCATCTGCGAGATCATTTCAAACACGTCGTTGGCGAACCATCGCTCGATGCGCTTCTGCAACGTGACGATCTTGTTCTCGATGAATTCCACAAAGCGCGGATCGACCGTATAAGCGGCTTTCATGCCGGCGTTCTGCGCCAGGTTCGGGACGTATGTGACCTTGCCGGGAAGCGTCGAAGCCGGTTCGTTCTTCAACGTCGCGTCCGCGAGCATCGGCGGACGAACGCCCTTGTCGATGGCCTCGGCCTCGCGCCGCGTCATCTGGTTTAACTGACTGATGTCCGGCAGCGCATCCATGCCGAGTCCGCGACCATAGGGCTCGCTTGATCGTTGCGTCCAAGGCGCATACATGAACGGCTTTTCGCGGTAGCCCCGCACCGACAACGGCTGTGGCGTGTTGAGACCGCGCAGCCAATACGTCTCGCGATAGGCATAACCGCCCGGCACCACGCCGAGTCTCGGCTTCTGTCCGTACTGATTCGCGGGAAAATTCGGTTCGATTGAGTGCGCGACGATGAATTCGGTTTCGAGATTCGCGCCCTTGGTATTCCAAAGTTGTGCAACGTCGCTGCCCGCGACAGCCTTTGGCCCGAATCGCTGCACGATGGAGCGCACGGTCAGAACGAATTCCCGATCAAATGTCTCAATGGAATTGTCCGACCCCGCCGCCCCAAAATATTCCCCGGCGCACGGCACTTCGCAATTGATGATTCGCTCGCGATTCTCGTAGATCAACATCGGCGCGGTTCCGAACGTGATCTGATCCTCGTAATACTGATGTTTGCGGTCGTAGTAATTTGATCCCGCCAGAACATCGTAAGTGATCTGCTGAAACTCGTTGAGCCATCGCTTACCGGCGGTATCCAGTTCGACGCCTTCGGGCGCTTCGAACTTGAACCAGACTTTTGTCGGCGATGACAGGCCGTCCATCATACCGGCGGCACAGACGCCGATTGCTTGGGTCGTTGTCGAATCCACGACGTTCTGATTGATCGGCAACCCGCGCGTCATGTTGTTGGGCGTGATGACCCAATAATAGCGCCGCGGCAGCGCCTGCTCGGCTATCGCGCCCCAATGCATCCACCATGGCGTGCGCCAGTTGCGCATTCCAAGGAGCACCTGTTCGAGATAATTGCGAAAGTCCTCCCAATCCTGATTGGAAGTCCAGGTCTTGCCGTCGATGATCGCGGGCGTGAGCGCCAACAGCGACGCGCTGGCGTTCTCATAATAGACTTCGGCGCGTTCGGCGGTGAGCGCCATGTCAGCCCAGCAATTGCGAGTTCGTCGTGGTGGGCGCTACAAGCGTACCCTGCGCGCTGGTCTTGGTCGTGGCGTCGGCAAGCGCCGCGGCTTTGCTGGTTTGATTGGTTCCGGCGGCCGTCACGGTGGCGTTCGCCATGGTGGGCGGTATTGCCGCAGCCGGAATTGCCGGCGGCGGGGGTGGCGTTTCAGAAGGAGGGGAGAGCATTGCACCCATTGTGATTTTCCTCAGATGACGAGCAGGCTGACACCTGCCGCAAAGCCAAGTACGATGGAAGCTGCGACGAATGCGTAGATTAACGGCGTCGGCATCTTCATTAGTTGCACGTAATAGGACAGATAGGTCATGCCCATCGCGGCGATCGAGCAACGCCAGGCGAAGGGATTGCCGACAATCAATCCAGCATACATTACAGCGACCAGATAAATCGCACTATTGACGATGACGGCAACAACCAGCGACCAATACAGATCGCGCGCTTGCGTGGGGTGCGGGTCAACGCCCATGGCTTTTTCGTAATCGACTGGACGGTGTGCGTTCATAATCTACCTCCCAAGCGGATCGTACTCGGCTGTAAACATCGGCCGCCGCGGTTTCAATTCCTGTTCGAGCATCCACAGTTGCGGGCCATTCAAGCTCTGTAACGCCTTTGACGCAACCTCGCGAGTCACATGATCGCGGCGCATGATGTAGCCGATGGCGCGCTCGCGCTGCGCTTGATCGTCATCGGGTTTGGTAGGCGAGGGGATCATATTCCGCTTGCCATGAGACTTGCGATTTCCCGGTAGTCCACTGATCGGCCGGCCGCACGCACGCAACGCTTAACCCGGACATGATGAGGTATCTCGTGTCGTCCATCAAGTGATCGGCCTGCCCATCCTTGATCCGACCATGCTCGTCGCGCTGGTAGAACCGATATTCCTTGATCCAGTTGACCAGGGTCCGAAAGACTTTCAGGCGTCCGGTTGTGAGTCGTTGCCACACGGCGACGATACCCGATTCAGGTCCGGTCATCGTATTATCCGCAGGCGTCAAATTCAAGCCCAGATCGTTGACGTAGATTGAAAACAACGCCTGACCGTCCTTTTGTCCACGTCCGCGCGCTGCCGGATCGATGACTCCGGGAATCCATAAGCCACGAGCACGAATTGCTGCGGCATGGATCGGCGGTTCGGCCTGCCCCCGATAGTGTTCGCCGTACAGATACACCACATCGTTGTCGCGGTCCCACGCGCCCCACAGCGCGGCGGTTCGCTTCCAGCCCACGTCGAGCGCATAGCACTGCGGCATCCAATCGGGGATGATGAACGGATCGCAGAGGATTTCGGATTCGGGTACCGGATAGACCGCGCCTTGACCGAGGGATGGTTTTCCGAGTGAGCGCGCTTCGAATTCGTGCGGCGGGATGCGGGATTTTTCTTCCGCGATCATTTCGGGGGTTAGGTGCGGAACGTCATTCCAGCCGGCCATCACGACAAAGCGGGAACGTTTGGCGATGACTTCTTCGGCTGGGCCGGATGAGAGCGAGGGAGCGTCAGTCATGCAGTGACCGAAACAATAGCCACGTTTCATCACCGGGGCGCGATGCAGGATCGAATTTCATTTCGCACCAATGTCCGACCGGAATATCGTCAAGTTCGGGGCGATTACCGATGTGGATGCCGCATTGGAGGTTTCCCGCGCGTTCCCAATTCTCAAGACCAGCCATCACCAAGCCTCGACTTGTAATCCGACGCGGCCATATGCAATCGCCTCAGGTGCGGTGATGATAAGAACGTTGCGAAAGTTCACGATTGGCTGGCCCGCATAGTCATCCGGGCGCAACAGTATGTTCATATCGCGAATGGTTTTGATGTCCACAAATCGCCGAATTGTCCGATTGCTATAGAATATCGGCCGGATGACTGGCGTAAGCAGCGCTCGCACCGGCATCAAATTTGCCGCCTTGACAAGGGCGGGTGCTGCGAGCGCTGCGCCAAGTCCAAACAAAAAACCACGACGAGAAGAAACGATTTTGCTCATTGAGTTCCCGCCTCAAGTTTCGCCACTACCCGCCAGCCGCTAGAGTCCTCTAAGATGCTGTTGGATTCTTCAACCATTTGCGCAAACGCAGTCACGAATGGCTGGCCGTATTTTACCTCTAATTCCTCGAAAGTCGAACAGAGCGGCGGATCGATGCTTGGAATGGGATAAACATTGTAGCCGTTGACACCCGGAACTTCCGCCCAACTGATTCTCCACAAATTTCTCGAATCGCCGCCATCAAGCACATTCATGGCATTCAGTGCTTTAGCCTTCGGCAGTCCGATAAGCGCAATCGCTGCACTACCAAACAGCCAATTAAAAAACTTTCGCCGAGTTCCGTTCATCTAAAACTCCGATTCCCCCGGCAACCGCCCGCCAGGAAGGAACGCCTGCACTACATCCGACATGCCTTCGAGCGGCGTAAAGGTCAAGAGCGAGAGACCGCGTTTGGTCATGAGCCGAATCGACGCCTCAGTGTAAATTTCTAGGGGAGGTTCCTCGTCTCCCCAGAAAACGTCCTTTGCGGTTCCCTCGAACGATCCGCGTCCCTGCTCATACGATTTGATGCCGAGGCTCGACCAGCCACCAAATTGAGACTTGATCGCAGCCGTATCAATAAAATCCGGGATGCCGCGCTTCCAGGTTATGTCGCCGATGTCCTCTGCGGGAATCAGTCCCGTACCCGCGACGGTCTTAGATCGCCCGTTCCATTTGACCGGACCAAACAACGTCTCGCGCTGAATAATATCGCGCGTCGTTTCGTTGGTCTTACCGGCGGCCCACGCCTCAATTGGTCGATCAAACCGATAGCCCGGCCACCAAACAGGATAGCGGCCAGTCAGATGCAGTGTAAGTTCGTAACCGCCGAGGCCAAAAGTTTTTCCTATTCGATTGGCGCACAGAGCTAATCTTTCACGATGCGGTGACCCATCGCAACCTTCGGGACACCATGTCTCGATTGGATCGTGCTGACCGCCTGCCGCAAAGAACGCCATGTGGCGGTCGTAAAGCTCGCGCCGCAATGGCCCATCATTAGGATAGAGGGTGTAGAGCCTACGGAACGGCGCCTGCTTCGCTATGTTCTCGCGAAGCTTCGTGCTCAATAATTTCCGGCCCTCCGGGGAGAGCGTCGAGAGCATCGGCAAGAGCGCGTTGATCTTCGACACTGAGACCTGCGAAGAAATTGTAATTATTCGTCGTCGCTGGAACTTTATCGGGTTCATCGTCCTGCGGCAAGCCGCCGAGATTCTTCAAGAGCGTGAAATTGGCTTGATTCTTGTCGTGCAGCTTGATCTTCGGACGCCCCTCGTCGTCCCATTCGATTGAGGCCAAGGCTTCGCTCAGTTCCGGCGGCAGCGCCGTGATGTCCTTGAGGGTGTAGCGGCCAGTGCGGTTGCCGTCTTGGTCTAGGACAGGCTCGAAATAGTCGGGGAGCCGAGCCTTGCCAACGCGATCAATCCGCATCACGACAGTCGCCAAGCGCACGTCCCGGAACGCAATGGCTTCCTCGAACAGATGTTTGATGCGCTTTTTGACGACGGGAGAATTTGCCAGACGGCGCGCGTTGTGCTTGTTGCCTGGATAACCGGCTTTCTCGTAGCCTACTTTTCGGGCATTACGGCGCACATTTGGGTCGGAACTCAGCAGAGCTTCGACGACCTCTCGCGCAAAAATCTCATGCGCTGGATTGTGCAGTGCACCCATGACGCTGATTCTTTTCGAGTCCGCTTTGCCTCATTATCGCCCCGGATTATATCGTTCCCGCTGAACTCTGCGCAAGGGGATGGCGGCGGATTCTTGGGGCTGGTCGGATTCGGCTTCGTTGGCTGGCGGAAGGTTGGCTTCGGCTTCGGCGGCGCGTTGGGCGAGGATGTCGTTCGTTACGCCGTCTACTGGCGTTGATCCCTCGTTATGCGGCTGGTAGTGTGTAGGCAACGTCACTTGAGCGAGAATTTGAGACTGCATCATCCCGATCAGCGGCGCCCTGCCCTTACTCAATCGGTCGAGCACCACGCGCACAAACGTTGCGTTGTCCATGCCTTCATCGGCCGCCATTTCGCCGATCCATGCGAGTTGTTCGTCCGTGACGCGGACCATGATTCGCTTGGTTAAGTCGGCGCTCATTGGGCCTTTGCGGAATCAGGACGGTCGCTCAGTATCCCAAACGACCGTCCTGCAAGCTGGGGGCTTATCACCACGTAACGCGCACAATATTGCCCCTTACGCTACAACCGTCAAGAGGCTTCGCGCTCGCCGAGGATGCGCTGTGACTTGGCTTTCGAGACTTTGTCGCCTGGAATGTTGTAGTTTTGCCCACTTGGCGTGGCTTTGCGACGATTGTGGATAGTTTCGAGACCGCGCTGGCGAATCTGATCGTCGCGCTCGCGTTCGGCATCGGTGTAGGGTTGGGCTGAGGCGTATTTCATGCGGTTTTTCTTCGTCG